ATATATTCTTGAGGATTCAAGACTTTTAGTTATTGAAGAAGAAGGGCTTATTGCAGATCTAAGAGAAGTTTCTGATGAAGTTCCTGAGAAAGAAGAAATTACTGAGGACTTAGAAAACAAAGAAGACGAATATGAGGATGATGGCAAAGAAGCTGATGTTCAAGATTGGGAGGGTATGGAAAAAAGAATTAAAAATCTTGAAGATGCTATTGCTGATTTAAAAGGAGATAAAGAAAGCAAAATGGAGGATGAAGAAGTTGAGATGGAAGAAGAAGCATCAAGACAACCTAAATCAAGAACTATTAAAGAAGAATTTAATGAAGTTGAGGATAAAGTAAAAGAAGAATTATCACAACCATCAGCAGACCCTATAAAACATAGTCCTGAGGCTAAAGAGAGTAAAAAAGTTAAAGGATTTTTATATTCTCAAAGGAGAGTAGGAACTGCATTAGACAGAGTTTTAGCAAGATTAAATAAATAAAATAAATAAATAAATAAAAAAAAATGAGTAATTTAAAAAAAGTAAATTTAGCAACTACTGTAAACGTAACTACTACTTACGCAGGTGAGTTCGCAGGAGATTATATAGCTGCGGCGCTTCTTTCAGCAAGTACAATTAATGATGGGGGTATTACAGTAAAGGATAACATTAGTTATAAGGAAGTAATTAAACAACTTGATACATCAGCATTAGTTCAACCAGCTTCTTGTGATTTTGATCCAACGTCAACAATTACATTAACTGAGAGAATTATACAACCTACAGAGTTACAAGTTAACTTACAATTATGTAAAAAAGACTTTGTAAGCGATTGGGAAAGCCAACAAATGGGATACGGATTAAGTCAAGGTTTGCCTCCAAAATTCTCTGATTTCTTAATAGCTCACGTTGCTGCTAAAGTTTCACAATCAACTGAATTAAATATTTGGAGAGGAGATACTGCTGCAGGAACAAATAATTCTTTTGATGGGTTTGAAAAACTAATTGCTGCTTCTGCTGCTGCCGGAGATATTCCAGCAGGTCAACAAATTGCTGCAGGTGTTATAACTGCTGCAAATGTAATAGGGGAATTACAAAAAGTTGTGGCTGCTATACCAAATACTTTGTATGGTAAAGATGGACTTAGAATTTATGTTCCAAGCTCAGTTGCTAAATTTTATGTTCAAGCACTTGGTGGATTCTCTGTTGCTGCAACATCTAACGCAGGGGTTGACAACAAAGGAACACAATGGTGGAATAATGGATCTCTTACAATAGATGGAGTTCAAATATTTGTTTGTCCGGGAATGAGCGACAATAAAATGTATGCTGCTGAGGTTTCAAACTTATACTTTGGAACAGGTTTACTAAATAACAATCAAGAAATAAGAGTTCTTGATATGGTAGATTTAGATGGATCAAATAACGTAAGAATGATAATGAGGTTTACTTCTGGGGTACAATTCGGAATTGCATCTGACATCGTTGAATACGCTTAATATTAACTAAAATTAGGGTAGGTGGGATAAAACTTATCTACCCTTATTTATAAAAAAAATTAAATAACTATGGCTTGTACAGTATCAACAGGAAGAAGTTTACCCTGCAAAAGTGCCTTTGGTGGAATAAAAACAATTTATTTTGCTGATTTTGGTGGATTAACAGGATTAACTTTCACGGACGGAAAAGTGTCCGCATTTACTGGAAGTGTTTCAGGTTGGACTAAATGGGATGTTAAAGGAAATTCCAATTTAGAAACAACAGTAACTTCTTCAAGAGAAAATGGAACTACTTTTTATACACAAACTTTAAATGCTACATTTACTTATTTAGATGCTGCAACTCAAAATGAATTGCAAGTTGTTGCAGTTGGAAGACCCTATGTTGCCGTAGAAGATTATTACGGAAATGTATTTCTTTGTGGTTTTGAAAATGGAATGGAATTGACTTCTGGAACAACAGTGACTGGATCAGCTCCCGGAGATCTTTCAGGATTTACTATTGTGATGGAGGGAATGGAAGAAACAGCGCCTTATTTTTTAAGCAGTGCTGCTTTATTGACTCCAATTGATGCAGATATTATTGACCCAACTGCATAATATATTATATATTTAAAATTAAGCATCCTTAGGGGTGCTTTTTTTTTGAGTTTACATTTCTACAAAATAACTTAATTAATTCGTTATATAGGTATGATTGTATTTAATACAAATAATACTGCTCAAACATTTAAAGTAATTCCAAGAATATACGGGAATGAGTTTACGATGTCTATTAGAGATGATAGCACTGATATTCCTGTTTTTTATGAGATTAATAATGCAGTTATATCAGGAAATTATTTAACCTTTCATCAAGCTTTTAATCCTGTTTTAGTTGAGGGGCATTTTTATGATGTTAGATTTTATGTTGATTATAATTATTGGAATACTAATTATCAATTATGGGAGAATGATAATAGTTTTTGGAATATAGATAGAACAACAGATGCAACTTTATTTAGAGATAGAATATTTTGCACTGATCAACAGATTGATCAAATGGAAGATGAATATTACGATTTAAATTTGGGAGTTTATAAAACTTTTAATTCCTTTGACAACACATACAAGGTATTTTAATTATGAAAAAAAATAGAAATAGAGATAGTTTAGGTAGATTTGCAAAAAACAGATCTGAATTTAGTTTTGTTAATTTAGCTACTTATACATCTCCTGAGATTTTAGAGGTTAAAAATAGAGATTGGGTACAATATGGCGCAGATAATAATTATTTTCAGTTCTTAATAGATCGTTACAACGGATCTCCAACTAATAACGCTTGTGTTAACGGCATATCTCAACAAATATATGGTAAAGGTCTAAACGCAACTGATTCGAGCAGAAAACCTGATCAATATGCTCAAATGATTACTTTATTGAAGCCTGAAATGGTACAAAAGGTTTGTTATGATTTAAAATTAATGGGCCAAGCTGCAATACAAGTTATATATAATAAAGCAAGAACTAAAGTTTCTGTTTGCGAGCATTTTCCAATTGAAACATTAAGAGCAGAAAAAGCCAATGAAGATGGAGATATTAAAGGTTATTATTATTGGAATGATTGGCCAACTATAAAACCATCTGATAAACCTCTTAGAATACCTGCATTTGGAACAAGCAAAGAGAATATAGAAATACTTTACATAAAACCATATAAAGCAGGGTTTTACTACTACTCTCCTGTTGATTATCAAGGTGGCTTGCAATATTGCGAACTTGAAGAAGAAATATCTAATTACCATCTTAATAATATTATGCAAGGCCTCGCTCCAAGTATGCTTATTAATTTTAACAATGGAACGCCAAATCAAGAACAAAGAGAATTAATAGAGCAACGTATTGCACAAAAATTTTCAGGTAGTTCAAATGCAGGTAAATTCATACTTGCTTTTAATGACAATAAAGAAAGTCAAGCTGAAATAACGCCTGTTCAATTAAGCGATGCATCAGAACAATATAAATTTTTAAGCACAGAATCACAATCAAAAATATTAGTTGCTCATAGAGTTGTTTCTCCAATGTTATTAGGAATAAAAGATTCAACAGGATTAGGAAATAATGCTGATGAAATAAAAACGGCATCTTTATTAATGGATAATACTGTTATAAGGCCATTTCAGGAGCTTTTAATAAAATCCTTTGATCAAATACTCGCAATCAATGATATTGCTTTAAACCTATATTTTATTACGTTACAGCCATTAGAATTTACTGAGGTTGATAAGGATATACAAGATAAAGAAGATATTGAGGAAGAAACAGGGGTTGAAATGGAAAAGTTTAGTCTTAAAATGATTGATGGCAAAAGAGCCTATAAAACAAAAGAGGAGGCTGAAAAAATAGCAATTGAAAAAGGTTGCTCTGGATCCCACGAACACGAGGTTGGTGGCGAGATCTGGTTTATGCCCTGCGAGAATCACGAGAATTTAAAAAAATCTCCTTGTTGGGATGGTTACAGACAAGATGGTTGGAAGATGATTGATGGAAAAAGAAGACCTAATTGCGTTAAAGCTAAATCAAAATTATCAGAAGAAGAAGTTGCTGTTGTTTTAGGATCGCTTGGAGAGAGTGCAACTAAAATGGGCAATGATTATGTTTTTGTTGATGAGGTTGGAGAGGATGATAATATTGACAATGAGGATTGGGCAAATTATTTAATAAAAGAAAAAAAATCAACATTAAGCAAAATTAAAGATATTTTAGGTTTAAAAAGCGCATCTGAAAAAAATGTTGGAAGTGTAAAAGATGGATCTGCTTTTAGTTCTTTAGATTCAAAAAATGGTTTATATAAAATACGTTATAAATATTCAAATGGAATAGGTTATTCTACAACTGAGAAATCAAGGCCATTTTGTCAAGAAATGATAAAATTATCTAATAGCGGTTTAGTATGGAGATTAGAAGATATTGACAATGCAAGTTTTGGCAAATTAGTTGTTGAAAATGGTAAGGGTATTAGAAAAGATGAAAAAGTTAATACTGATTTTAGACACGAACCTGAAATGCCTTATAATATCTTTGAGTTAAAAGGAGGAGTTTATTGTCAGCATCGTTGGGTAAAGGTATTGTATAGGTTAGAAAGTAATACAGAGGTATCTGAAAATTTAGATAATTATAAAAAAGTAAGAAGCATACCTAAATACGCTCAAAAAAACCCTAAGGGATCAGATTTAGCTAAAAAACCAACTGATAAACAAGACGGAAGAGGAGTTTATCCAAAAACAAAATAATTATGGCAACACCTTTATTTATAAATAGAACAGATCTAACTCGCAATTCAATAATTGATGGAAATGTCGATACGGCTAAGTTTATATATTTTATTAAAATATCTCAAACTATTCATATACAGAATTTTTTAGGAACTGAGTTATACCAAAAATTTGAGCAGTTAATAACAGCAGGAACTTTAACTGAGGTTGATAATCCAAACTATTATAATTTAATGGTAACTCACATTCAACCTATGTTAATTTGGTATGCTCAAGTTGATTATATTCCTTTTGCTGCTTATCAAATAAAAAACGGAGGAGTATTCAAACATACATCTGAAAATAGCGAATCAGCAACAAAAGATGAATTAGATTATTTAGTTGCTAAAGCAAGAGAATACGCAGAATATTATACAAGAAGATTTATAGATTATATGAATTTTAATCAAAATTTATTTCCTGAGTATTATTCAAATAGCAATGACGACATAGATCCATCGCAAGATGCAATTTTTAATGGCTGGGTATTATGAGATATAAACCAAAAGAGAAAAATATTAAAAAACTTAAAATGTTTTTAAAAAAACAAAAAAACAATAAAAAATAATTATGGCAACTTTATATAATACAAAAATTTCCGAAACTTATACAGGTTTAATAAAGTCTATTGATAATTTAGCATTAACTGCATCTTTAAAAGAATTAACAGATGGATCAGGATCCTCAACAGGAATATTTTTAAATACTTCAGGAGATTTTAAAGTTACATCAATATTAGAATTTGGATCTTTAAAAGACACAGGCGAGAATATTATTATAAGCAAGTTTGTAGATGCTGCTGATGGTATAGGGAACAACGACAACGATACGACAATACCAACAACTGCAGCAATAATTGATTACGTTGCAGCTCAAATTACTATAGAAGATTTAGATTTTACAGGAGATACAGGATCTGGACAAATAGATTTAGATTCTCAAATATTTGCAATTGGGGGAACAACTAATGAAATAACAACAGTGGCCTCAGGACAATCAATAACATTTTCTTTAGATTCTACAGGTGTTAATTTGCCTGACAATTCAACTGCTATTACACAAACAGCAGGAGATAATTCAACTAAAATAGCGACAACTTCTTATGTTGATACTTTAGATGCAGCATCTGATTTAGATATAACAGATGGAACAAATACAGGAGATGTAAACCTTAACACACAATCTTTAAGCATCTTAGGAACTACAAACGAAATTGAGAGCGTTGTAAGTGGGCAAAGCGTTACAATTGGTTTACCATCAACTATTAATACTAATTTAGTTGGTAACGTAACAGGCAATTTAACAGGCGATGTGGTTGGCGATTTAACAGGAAATGTAACTTCAACTTCGGTATTAGCAAATGGAGTTACTGCTACAACTCAATCTTCAAGCGATGATTCAACAAAGGTTGCGACAACTGCTTATGTAAAAGGTTTAAATAATGCAAGCGACTTAGATTTCACAACAGACTCTGGAAGTGGAGCAGTTGTTTTAAACTCTGAAACATTAAGTGTGGTTGGAACAACAAATGAAATAATAACATCAGCACAACCTCTTGATGGACAAGTAATACAAATAGGTTTACCAAGTACAATAAATGTTAATTTACAAGGAAACGTTACGGGGAATGTAACAGGAAATTTAACAGGTAATGTTACAGGAGATTTAACAGGCAATTCAGCAGGTACTCACACAGGTGCAGTTATAGGCAACGTAACAGGAAATGTAACAGGAGACCTAACAGGAAATGCAGATACGGCAACTGCTTGGGAAACTGCAAGAGATTTATCAGTAACAGGACAAGCATCTGCTACTATTACAGGTGTTGATGGAACATCAAATGTAAGTGCATCAATTACTTTAGATAATAACTCTGTAACAAGTAAAGTATTAACAGGTTTGCCTACTCCAGCTGCTTCAAGCGTTTTAGCAACAGATTCTATTGTTCAAGGTATAGGTAAACTACAATCTCAAATAAATGGCTTAGCGGGAGGCTTACGATTTATGGGAAGTTGGGATGCTACTAATAATAATCCAAGTTTATCATCTGGTGGTGGAGAAGCAACATCTGGAACAACTACATCAACAACTGCTAATAAATTAGTAGATAGTTCAGCAAGTTTTTTAACAACAGTAACAGTAGGCGACCAAGTTATTAATCAAGTAGATGGGCAAAATGCATTAGTATCTAACGTAGATAGTGACACAACTCTTTCTTTAGATAATGATATAATGGTTAGTGGGGAGGCTTATACAATAGACAATAGTCCTTTTATAACTCAAGGCCATTATTATGTTGTAAATGTTGGTGGAACAACGGCTTTAAATGGCATATCGAATTGGAGTGTTGGCGATTGGGTTATTGCAGGTGCAAATAATGAATGGACAAAATTAGATCATACTCAAATTGATGGAACAGGAACAGGAGATGCTAACGATGGTAATATACCAAGATTTACTGCATCAAACATTATAGGAGATTCTATAATAAGAGAAACAGGAGGTAATTTAATAACAGTATCAGGAACTTTAAGTACAACAGGAAATTTAAATGCTCAGGGAGATTTTGCTATAAACACAGATAAATTTACTACTCAAGCATCAACAGGTAATACTGCTTTTGCAGGAGATTTAGCAATCAATACAAATAAGTTTACTGTAAATGCTACAAGTGGAAATACAGCAATAGCAGGAGATGTAACTGCTACACAATACAATGTAAGCAACACATCAGGATATTTAGTTCGTGAAGATACAGGTTCAGGTTATGGTTTGTTTAAAAGTTCAACTACAAATATTGGAATAGCATCAAATGGTAATGTAGCTTTAAATTTTGATAGTTCGAGCAACGCAACTTTTGCAGGAAATTTAACTGCAGTAAGAGGAATTTTTAATTCTGGAACAACAAACAATGTAGCATCTTTTACAAGTACAGATGCAACTGCGAAATTACAATGTGTAGATAATGTAGGGCTTGTTAATTTTGGTGCAAATGGCGATGATTTTATTGTACAACCTGCAGGAGGAACTACTCAATTTACAGTAGGAAGTTCATCTTCAACTTTTGCAGGAACAGTTACTGCACCAGAACTTCGTTTACAAGGAACAGGTACAACATATCTTAATATCGGAAATAATACTACAGGTTCAGCATCAAGTGATGGAGCAAGTATAGGTTATTTTACAGGGCAAAGTTCTTTACAAATTGTTCAAAGAGAAAATGATGCTATGGTTTTTTCAACTAATAATTCAGAATCAATGCGTATAGACAGTTCAGGAAACGTAGGAATTGCTTGGTCATCTCCATCTGATTTTACAAGTGTTAATGCAGATAATTTAGTTGTAGGTTCTGGAATTGGTAGTAATGGAATAACTGTTTTTAGTGCAACTAATGCTTATGGTCAATTAGCTTTTGCTGATGGAACAGGTACAAACGACCAATATAAAGGGTTAATACAATATGCACACCCAGACGATTCAATG